ACTGCGTTGATCGCTGGTCGGTCAGAGATTGTGTTTGTCACAAACTCGTTTAGGTGCTGTGGCAAAGTTAGGCCAGTGTTTGTGCTGGTGTCGTCATCCGCAGCACGAACGTACATTTTGGAATCATCATCGCCCATAGCGGCTTTGATGGAGTGATCTAGGTAGCTGATGCCATCTACGATCGGTGAGCGTGGCTTAGTAAATGCCACTGGTGCGGCAGCCTGAACAACCGCGCTGGCGGTTACTTCATCGGCCGCTGGGGCGGTGTTTTCGGTTTCCACAATTATCTCCTGTGGTTCATCCTCTGCGGCTTGTTCCGCTTCGGTGGTTTCTGGGTCGAGTTCGTCATCAGCCTCGGTAGCTGCAACGCTCGCTATTTGAGCATCCTTAAATGCTGGGTTTGTTACATGGGCAACGGCTTCTAGATTGGCTGCACTTACAACCATCACACCGCGCTGGATTGTGTATTCATTGACGGCTGCCTCAATGCTAAATGCCGGGCGCAATCCCTCAGATGCTTCGACTAGTGCATCATTGCCAGCATTAGTAGGTGCAATTTTGAATGCCATTGAAACGCCAGCAGGGCTGACTTCTAAAGACTCCGCGACTCCGCGACCTAGGGGTCTGGTTCTGTCATGCTCGCTATTAAGAATTATTTGGCTTGGATCGATGTCACCAAACGCGCCAAACTCAAAGCGCACTGGACCAGCCGATGTATTGCCAACTTTAGAAAACGGGACCACCAAACCTCTGATAGTTCTGGTTTCAACTGATGCGGCCAAGACTTGGCCCTCAAAACTAATTTGCATTTTCTGTGTTTCCTCTCGGTGCAAGATCCATTTCTTCACGCGCTTCTTCAACGTCAATTAGTCCGTAGTCGAGCATTTTGCCAAGAACTTCAATCTGCTCTAGTGGGTTTCCGCGTAAGTAATCATCTAGATCAAATCTGACAACTTGGCCTCTTGGAGTTATGTCATTCATGCTTAGACGTTCAGATACACACGACATAAACGGTTTAAGGCTAAAGTCCACAAGGCTGCGGCGTTCTTGACTTACGTTGGAATAAGTTGCGCTGGCTGATTCGGCGTTGATGTACCAGGCAGGGATGTTGCACATACGCGCAATTTCAGCTGCGGTGTTCAAGCGTGATTCCGTCAACTGCATTTGTCCGGCATCGTATCCAAAAGTCGTGACATCTAATGGGCCAGATAGGTATGCGGTTGAGCGTGTGGCTCGGGCTTGCTTCCACTGGGCCAGTAGGCTCGACACCTGCTCTGGCGGTAGATCCACGCCACTATTCTTGATTACCATTGTCGGGTTTGGCTCGGCGGCCATTCGGCTGACTGCCTTTTCAAGTTCCAAAGCGGTTGAGATAGTGCGGCCACCTCGGTTGAGTATGCCCTCGTCAATACCGCTAAACATAATGAGCGAGCCAACCCCAGTTATTGGGGTTAAGTATCCGTCAAGGTAAAAACCGTTTACGATCTCATCGGTCATTGTGTCAGTTGTAAAAGTCACGCGCATTGGATCTACACGCCGAGCCTGTGTTGGTCGGCCATCCTCTGGGCTAGTTGCCAAAACAACCCAAAAGGCTTGCCCCTGAAATAATAAGTCCTCTACAGTCCACGCCATAGTGACCGCTAATGGCAACGCTGGGTCGGGTTGCTTAAGTATGCTGCGGCCCTCAACCTTTTCGCCTGTAATTTCGTTGTATGAGTTAAGGCCGAGTGTAGCAATCGTGCCAGCAATGATGTTTCGCGCCCGGGCAACTGCTGGAACTTGCATTGCATCGGATCGGCTTACGCGGATCATTGCTAATGGCGACCAAGAATCTTGGTAATAGGGTATCTGCACACCAGCCTTAGCAGCTGCTTTAATCTCTGTTTTTTCTTGGCTAGTGCCAAGCAAAAAATCTATGAATCCCATTTTGTCATTACACCATAGGCAAATGACATTCGTGTAATTTGTCAGGCTTTGTCACTTTGTTGCGCGTGTTGTCACCTATGCGCTGACTATGCTCACACTTTGTTGTGGCTCGGTGGCGTGACCCACTGCCATGACCAAAGCGATTGCAGCTGTGATCGGTACTTGCGCGGCTCGTCTAGCAATACGCCATCCGCCATCCGATGCCGGGCGGCGAGCGCAACTGACCAAGTGGCTGTGCATAGTTTCTTGGGCAGGATGTAGCAGCTGCCGAGATTGCATTGCGTTCATTGCCTGGTCACACATGATCGAAAATCCTGCCGAGTTCCAAGGCGTTGGCGCTGTCGGGATTCCAGCCTGGGCAAGTCTTGGCGCAATGTAGCCAGCAGTATTGGGATCATAGGCCAGCACCCTTGGGCGATAGCGCCGAGTCAGTGCGGCTATTTCCCCAGCTAGTTCTAAGTCGTTAATGCCGCCCTCTTTTTTCCATTCGTGCAGAAATACGCCATACCCGTTTTCTCTCTGTTGCAAAGTAACCAGGCAAGCCAACTCCCGATTGAAATTGAGATCCATTGCCATCCAAGTTGGCAACCCATCCTCAAGCATGATGTCGGCTTCGCATTCGTTCCATACCTGCATTGGCCAAGGCGAGTCGATAGCATCCACCCACATACAAAGGGTTTCAGTTTTGAACGCATCGGGTGAGTCAAAGGTCGCAGCATCCTTGATGTTTTGTTCGTTAATTGTGTAGCCCATTGCAGGGTTGGCCATTTTCCAGGCTTCGATGTCGTCAACCGATGAACCTGCTGCGGCGCTGTATTCGTAGTAGCCCATTCGATCACTGGCAAAGGTCAGGGCGCGGCGGCGTTGTTCGTTTAGCACATTGGAAGTTAGATCCCCAGCATTGGATGTCCAAAACACTTGGGCATTGGGTCTGGCTCGGGTAATGGGGGTGACGGCTGCCCAAGTTGCCTCGTCAATTTCTCGCAGCTCATCGACATAAAGTAAGTCGGCGGTGCTACCGCGTGGCCCCTCGGATGTTGCGGCTCGGATGGAATATTTGCGAATACGCTCACACTTTTGCCCACATGACTTGGGGTAATGATGGCAGTAAACCTCTAACTCCTCTTGGCCGTTAGTTCGGGAAACTCGCTTGATCCGCTTGCGCATCCAGTCCAGGCTTTCGGCCATGTCGACTGTTTGCTTGAAAGTGTCCAGCGATAGTTGCCGAGTCTGCGACATGGCGATGGCATTCTTTTCACCAAAGACATACAGGCCAGCCAAGATCCGCATCCGCATCATGTGCGTTTTGCCATTCTGCCGGGCGACCAAAACTCCTACACTTGAACGCGCCCACTTGCCATTTGGCAGAATCTTTAGGGCATCATCCATGACGTGTTGTTGCCAGGGTAGGAGTGGGACTCCTAGTTCGTCAGCTAGTGCCGATACCACTGGCCCTGCGCTGGGCAGGTTTAGGCTTGGGCTTTCGATCCTTGGCTTCGATAAGCCGTAGATAGTTTCCGACATGATTAGTCCCGTCATTTTCCTCGCCCTGTTTTCCTAGTGTTCGTGTTTCGACTGTGAGATGCAACTGCTGTAAGACTTGTAAATACTTTGCCGCCAAAGGCGTGGCCTCTTTGAGATCGCCCATGTCAAAAGCAGTATCTAATGCCAAGGCGATCCGCCGGGCGAGAGTCATGGCCGCTACATCAGTTGGCGCGATCCAATTCGCTACCGACAATGCAGAATTCAACGATAGGTAGATGCCCATTGGTTTATCCTCTGGCGCTTCTGGATTCTTTAAGGTCATGGCTTGGGCCTTTCGGTTGTGGGTGGATCAAATCTGACCAATCGGGGAGAAATAAGAGAAAGGGAGTCTGTGGGTGGCACGGCCCTAGAAAAAACGCCCCTATGGCTCTCTGTGGCTCTCTGGCGTGTGCTGTTGAACCGTGATGTCTTGGCCTTATGACACGGCTTACACAATGGTTGCACGTTGTCTATAGTGTTACTGCCCCCAGCGGCTAACTCGATGATGTGATCCACCTCTGTTGCCCGGTCACCACACATCAAGCACGACTTGCCCCATACTCTGAAACACGCAGTCCGTAGATTGCGCCATTGGGTGGTAGTTCCCTGACTATGCGCTCTACTCATGCCCAGCCATTATGTTGTAAGCATCCATCAATCCTCGTTCGTATTTGTAGTTTGCTGGATGTATGTCAAGTATGTAATCAGTCAGCTTATCTAAGCGTTGTTTGTATGTTGCTTCAATGATGCTTGCTAATTCTTTTGCATCCTTGATCTGTTCTTGTAGTTGCGTATGATCTTTCCTTAGATACTCAACCATCGCTACATACTCCAAGAGTTCATCGTGCTTTACCTGCACCCATCTCGTCATGATTTAGATCGTAACCTATACTTGCCACCCGAGCCGATAGGTGAGCAGGGAATGGCATTGAGTCAAGCCACTCGCCACCGTCACCGCGTAGGTTTGATTGGTCATGGGTGCTTTCGCACAATCGCGCCGTGTGCCTTAGTGCTGGGTGTTTTGATGCCAGGCGATTCGTGTTGACATCAGCTGCTAAGGCTCGCATTTCTGCTATTTCATGGGCTTATCAATCCATGCCGAGATACGCCATCTGACGGCGGTTCACCCGAGGATTGGTCGGGCATTAGTTATACTCTTAACTAGAGTGTTGAGGCTCACGATGTTAGCATCGTTATGAACGGCACGCGGTTCTTTCTTGGGATCCGCGTGTCGTTTGTTTTAAATCAAATCTGCTGGTCCTAGTTTTTCGTAAAACTTTTCCCAATTACCACAGCAATGTGTCACCCACATACGCTCATTAGTATCAGGATCAACACCGAAATCAACTGGTTCAAGTATCTTGGCGCACTGTGGGCATGACTGTGGCAAGTTTTGAGCTGCTAGATAATGACCTCGTATCTTGCCCTCAATACTTGCCCAAACTGCATCGCTTGAAATTGGTTCTTTCATTATGTTTTCCAATACCCTTTCGATCTCATCCACGATTTTGCCATTTCTCACAAAAGTCACACGGCTTGCCTATGTATACCCATCCACCGCAACCACAGCGCATGATGTCAGCATCAGTTCCCATCGAATAACCTCACTTGCTCTTGTACCTGTCCACCGCGCCACACTGCCAACATTCGGCGATGGCTTGACTTGCGGTCTGCCGGGCGTTCCCCACATCGCCAGATCATGCCAGATCGAGCAACTGTGTTAAAGGCCGCCCCAATGACTTTGCCTGATCCGCCTGGTGCGCCGATCTCGTTGACTACATCCTCGGCTGTAAAGGGTTTACCAGTGCGAGCCATTTGACGTATGCAGATTACGGCTTCGTTGTGCCAGTTCAGCTGTGATTCCTTAGCAATGGTTATGCCCTCGGCTTTGCCCATGATTCCCTGATGCCGACAGATCGCGCAAAACTTAGGCGCATCTGCACCATGTTCGCAGATCACGAGCGATCCCAAATGGCCGCGCATCGCTCGCCCTCGCCACCCACTGGGCAGACATAGCCAGCGTAGGGTGTGCCATCTTTCTTTAGGCCGGTCTTACGGCGCATTGGCCCATGCTTACATTCCGGAACGCTCAAGTCAGGCTCATCAACTAATGCCCAAGGGTCAACATCTTTTGGCTTTGCTGGCCCAGGTGCTTGACGATCCTTAGCTGCTTGCACCTCTTGTTTGGATGCAATGCCCTTTGATAACCCAAGCCCTAACGCCGCCAGGCAACGCCCCCAGGCTGATGTTTCAAGATTCTGGAGTTCACTGCCCCGAGTGTATGGAGTTTTGCCCTCGATCAGTTCGGCGGCTGTGCCTATGCCTGGTCGTTCATCGTCTGGTGTCCGGTATGCGTAAGCGATGCCCCACATCATCAAAGGCGATCCCTCAAGTATTCCCTTGAATTCAAATTGCAATGAACCTTGGGGAAAAGTTTTATAGAATTCTTGAATTCTTTCTTGCACCGTTGTATATGATTCCAAATCAAATGCCATCAGATTTTCCGCCATCCATCAGAGATCATCTCATCCTCGATTGTGCGTTGACCTTGCGCCCATCGGCGGTAGTCAAGTTCCTTGCGCCTTAGTGACTGCTCTTGGTGATTATTCTCTATTGCTACACCGACAACTAAACCGATGATAAAGAATAAGCCAAAGCCTAAAATCGTTAATAGTCCCATGCCCTGTTTCCTTTTCTATTTATCGAGATCGCTGGCTTTGTATCTCTTAACGCCGCCAATGCGTTTGGGCTTTAATGCCCCTGACTTTTCCCACCTGATAAGTGTGCGTTCACTTACCCGCAGTTTGTCAGCTGCCTCTTTAGCGGTTAGATACTTATCCATACGATCCCTTTCCTTAGTGACATACTATGACAATACCTGACATAGTATCTAGGTTATTCCTCGGGCGTGTCGTTATCGCGTAAAGGCAGGGTTATCAACCACACCAAAACTCCCACGATAATCAGTAACCCTGTGACTTTTTTTGCTGATCCATCTAGGGTGAAATACGCGATAAGCAAGCCGACATAAGTGTATGTATCAGCCGTTATTGCTGAAACGTACCTCTTGAGCCATTTCACTTTATTCTCCTTATGCTAGTTGCTATTTGTCCGACAAGGACTGCACCGATCACAACGCTTTGAGATTCCTCACGCTGGTCAGGGGTCATGTCATTGCCAACATTCAGAATGGCCTCGGCAGCTGCGATCACTTGTGCAGCGCCCGGCAAATCCGCCAAAACGGGTGGTAGTTCAATTACGATTGGGGGATCAGGTGCAAGTGCTGGTGGCTCTGGGGCAAGCGCTAGTGGTTGCGGTGCTAAAGGCGGTGGCTCGGATGCTACGACAGGTGGCAAGGGTGCTGGCGTTGGTGGCTCTGGCCGTGGTGTTGGTTCTGGTGTTTGTGTTGGTGTTGGCGTTGGCTCTGGGGCTGGCTCTGGCGCAACTACTGGCGGCGGGGTTGGCTCATCACTGACCACAGGCTGCGGCACTGGCGGATCGCTCGGGCTTGGTGTCGGTGTTGGCTCTGGCATCGGGGTGTCGCTCGGTGTGATTATTGGCTCGGGTATAGGTGTTGGATTAACTGGAGGAGGTTCAGATGGTAAGGGTTCTGGGATTATTCCTGCGTAGTAGCGTTGTGGATCATTTGGTAGCAAAGAGTCACTTATGTAAATTGTGTATGGGCCAGCCCAACCACCCTCACAATAAAGTTGAGCGATGTTCCCCTTATTTTCAAAGTATGGGTTCGAGTTATCCCAACCAGTTGAAAATGTCCTTTGCTCGCCAGTTATCGGATCGCCACAAGTAATTTCGGCAAAGCCAGTTGCAGCGAATGCTTTGGGCGGTTGCAATAGCATCGTGAACCCTACGATGAAAGCGACAAATGCCACTCTCAAAGGCTTATTCATCAGACTAATTTGGCCTTGATCTGTCTGCCATCTAGGACTATCGGCGCAGCTGAATCATGCCAGATCCAAAAACCCACCGGCATTGACGGATTACAGTCGATGGTGTGTGACCAGTGCAAGTGATAAGTCTTGCCATCCCAGCCGCCGATGTTCTTATCATCGTGACCAGTTTCATCCAGTTTGTCTGTGCCAGGGTAACGACCAAAGCGGCCACGCAGTACCGAGCCACCCTTGCTGAATTCAACACGCAGGATTGTGATCCATTCCCATTGGCCAGCCTTGTCTACCTTGTAAGCAATTCCCTTTGGGTACTCGACCCATGTCCACGCTTTTGGTGGGATTGATTGTTTGCTAGCACCTGACTCAACTTTCCAAAGTTGGCTCATTTTTCTAGTTTCTTATCGGCATCCGTAAAGATGTCGTTAATCTCTGCGTCATCTAGGTTGCCGTCTTTGAGGAATGCTCGGGCTAGTCCCTCGATAACTACGGCCACGCCACCAATGCCAGCAATGATGATTGCCTTGGCTGGCTCTACACCTGCCACAGCTGATGCGCCTACGACTGAAAGGCTACTGGCTGCAAAGACTGCCACCATTCGTAGCAAAATGTTTTTGGTTTTGTTCATGCTCCAAGGATCGCTTTCGGATCAAGGTCCTTTCCTGCGGACCATCTGATATTGTCGCGCATCTCAAAATGTAGATGCGGCCCTGATGAGTTTCCTGTGCTACCTGATTCGCCAATTATCTGACCTTTTGTAACCATTGCGCCTGGCTTAATTCGTACTGCGTTTAGGTGTGCATAGATTACCCAGCCACCCTCGACCTTTTGCACAACCTGGTTGCCGTAACTTTTGCCCCAATTGGCGTTCTCGATCTTGCCGTCAGCTACTGCCAACACTGGTGTTCCTGTGGGTACTGCGAAGTCAACGCCTGTGTGGTAGCCCTTTGACCACATCTTGCCTGGCTTCTTGTATGCAGTGGTTATCTTGCCATTTTTAATTGGTAAAGCCACTACTCTGCCACTTCCAATGCAGGTCCTATAAAGTTTGTGCCATCCCATGCATAACCAATACCTGCATAAACAGATCGAAAGTTGTTATTGTAAGAAGTTTCAACCCAGTCGCCGCTTAAACCAATAGAAGCAATAAACGCTTGACCAACAGGTTCGCTGTCTGGAAAAGGTAAATCCTCTATTGTTTCATTGTTAACAACGATTACTTCAACAACATAACCATTTTCAACTCTTGCAAAATGTGCCATTATGCCAACACCCTAACTATAACTATTCCTGAGCCGCCATTTTTGGAGTTTTTGCCAGCCCCGCCGCCGCCGCCGCCGCCGCCTGTATTAGCAGTTCCAGCGGTTGCATTATCTGCGTTTGAAGCACCGCCAGTGCCTCCGCCGCCGTCACCGCCTGCAGCTGTCGTGGTTAAATTTGAACCTACTCCGCCACCACCGCCGCCGCCGCGTGTCACTGATGTACCAGTTATTGAACTTGCAACTCCGTCTCCACCTTCACGCGCAGCGTCTGTGCTACCAATTTCAGCAGCTCCCCCGCCGCCGCCGCCGCTTCGAGTAGCGATAACTGATGGCCCGCCTGCAAATCCTTGGCTAGAAGTTCCCGCGCCACCTGCAATTACTGATACAATATAACCGCCGCCACCGCCGCCCGAGCCGCCAAGTGACCCAGCGGTTTCTTGCGCTCCGCCCCCGCCTCCGCCAACACTTGTTAAAAATCCAAAATTAGAATTTGATCCATTAACACCGTTAGTCAAAGTAGCAGCCGAAATCTGGCCTGCGCCGCCTGCTCCAACGGCAGCGTAATACGTTCCCGTTTGACCTATGTAAAGTTGGTTTTCAGCAGCAGCGCCGCCGCCAGATGATTCGCCTGAAACTGTGCAACGATAGCCGCCTGCCCCGCCGCCTGCTGCTGCATCGCCTGCGGTTGCATTTTCAGATGTTCCGCCGCCGCCGCCCCCAGCAATAACCAAAGCATCTACTAAACCAGTCTTTGTAAATGTTATTGTGCCGGCACCTGTAAAGGCATAAGCCTTGTAATTAATTCCGCCACTTGTGTAAGTAGTAACTGTGGGGCTGCCCGTAGTACCAGAAACGGAACTATCAGTTAAAGGAGCAACCCCACCGCCAAAAGGGACAACAGTCCAAGCGTTTAAGCCTGTTCGTATTAATGAAGCTGATTGGTATTGCTCAAGAGTCGCAGCTAGATTTGTTACGGTTACGCCTGCACCCGCTGCAAAAGTTACAGTACCAGCGCCAAGACTTACCACGTTTAAGGTTGCATTGGTTGGCCACACTACCGACGCATTTGGTGGGATTGTGTAAGTTTGAGCGCCTGCGTTATTGGCCGTTACTGTCTTGCCAATGTCGCTAAGCGCAAAAGTGTATGTAGTGCCTGTCTGTGCTTGATAAGTCGGAATTGCTACCGCGCTATCAAAGCCAGTGGCCACAGTCTGAATGGCAGATGCGCCATCCTTGACGTAGTCAGTATTCGTAGGGTAACTAATCCCTAGGTAGGTTGTTGTTCCAGCCATGCTATAAGTCCTGCCATTCCTCTGTACTTGGAGTATAACTTGCCCACGTTACAGTTGGCGCTATTTGCAACCAAACTTTGTGTGGATATGTCTCGGACAAGGCCGAGCAAACTAAGGTTAGGTCACTTGTGTACCTAGTCAGATTCCATTTCATGCCCTCGACAAAGCCATCAAATGTTGTGCCAAAGACTGCTGGCAGATCTTGGGTATATACCGCCGATCCAACCATCATGTTTATAAGGGCATTTCTTGTGGCATCGCTTACGGTTGGGCTATGTAATGGAATGGTTAATTCCTCGGGGTATGTGCGAGGGTATGCCCGGGATTCTAGGAATGCTGTTGCTTGGATCTCAGCATCTGCACCGTTGTGCAAGGTAGTTGATCTAGTGCCTGCCAACTGACCATAAGATTGCTGACTTGTGTAATCTGCTGCATAGGCTTCGCCATTGTTGCGATAAGTCACGGTTACATCATTCACAATTTCTGACCACTGGGCGGCTTGTCGCAAGCCTGCTGCCAGTAGATCATCATCTGTCAAAGTTAATGGCACATAAACTGACCTAGCCCCGTATGAGTCATAGTGTAGAGAGCCATCAGGTGCTTCAAAAAGGAAACCGCGACCCGATTGGGCAGCTGATTGAACCAATGAAAGAGCATCGGTTAGGCCGCCTGAGTAGGCTTCTAGCTCGTAGGTTCCGGGCGTATCAATGTCTGCTATTAGATTATCAACTAAAGTTTGGTTAGTCCCATCCCAGTTTCCCCAAGTAGCAATGTTGCTAACACTTGACCAAATCAGATCACCCGGCACTTCTGACCAGTCTTGCAAAAATACATCTGAAAGGATGTTTAAGACTCTTGTGCCGTCAAACTCTTTTGCAAAGCCAACCGCGCCAGTTGTATGTTTATTAACTAGGGCCAATGGGCCGACGGCTGTAATGTTGTAAATCGCCACAGATCCATCAGATCCATAAGCATCTAGGGTTATGTCAATGTCCGAAATTATTCCCGTGTAAATTGTTTTGTAGGCCGCTGTTGAGTCTTGGATCTGGATCTCTACGCTGTCCGACAGATTTACGTTAAGGGCAGTGTCTGCATCAGTCCATAATCTAACGCTGGCAATGCCGGGTTGAGCCTGCTCGTAGATGTCGCGCCTGCCTAGGCTTATGCCAATGCTGCTAATTGTGTTGTCTGTGTATTCAACCGAACCAGCAAACACCACTTTTGGATAAGGCGTGTAAGTTGTCACAATGTAGCCCCGACCAAGTTAATTGGGCCAGTCCGCCTTGCGCTGTTTTGTAGCAGCTTCTCGATCGATCGGCGAGCAGACTCTGCATCGACAATGCCATTTAGGTTGATGGTCACGTTTTGACCGCCTCCGGCATCAGGGCGAACCGATCCAGATCCGCTAGGGACAAATAGTTCAGGGCCAAACTCGCCAACACGGTATGCCTGTCCACCCATTACTGAACCGCCAGCTGCTCTTGCCTTTGGTCTTGGCGTGAATCCTGCCTCTGGCAGGTTTATATTAAGTGGATTTTGAATAAATCGTAATGCTGGTAAAGCGGCTTGATAAGCATTTGAAATAGCGTTAATGGCGTTTGCGACCGTTTCTAATGATGCTGCGATTCGTTCCATCATGCTGGCAGCACCTGGGCCACCGTCTGTAACGGTTGAAAATAGATTGCCAAAAGCATCGGTAACTGCTCTAAGTGCGCCGCCTAAACTAAATGCGCCATCGCCTTCAAAGTTTCCAGCTAGTTCCCTAGCACGATTGCTCAATCCCTCTGGATCCTCGCCACTAAATCCCTTGGCAACTTTGTTAACTTCCTCTAACAATGTTTTCATGGTTGGCAGTAATGCCACACCGATGGACTCTTTAAGTTCGCCTACGCGCTCTGTGACGATGGCCAACTGACCTGCATAGGTTTCGGTGTTGGCCTTAGCTGCGCCACCAAATAACCGTACAAGTTCATCTTGGACTACGTTAAAATCTTTTGTTTTCTTGATGTTTTCATCAAGTGGAATGCCCAATTTAGTAAGCGCACCAATGTTGCCGTTGTAAGCCTTGGCGAGAGTCAGCGATACGGTTTCAAGATCTCGACCAGTTGATGCCGAAATGTCTAAGGCAAGGTTGGTTAGTTCTTGTGCTTTACCTACATCGCTAGTGGCTCGGGCAAGGTTTGCCAGTGCCGGGCGCAACTTGGTATCGGCTACGCCAAAAGCCAACTGTTGCTTGGTGATGTAAGCCTCGGTTGACTTAATTTGAGCATCGGTGGCATTGGTTGTGTTCTTTAAAGCTTCGGCAAGTTGCTTTTGTGATGCTTCATCCTCGACTGCCGCCTTGACACCATCAATACCAATCTTGACTGCATAAGCGGCGGCAGCTGCGCCAGCAACTACGAAAGCCGCAGCGGCAATCTTGCCGTACTTTTTAAGTCCGCCAGCAAAACCCTTGGCATCGTTATCAGCCTGTGCCAGGCTTCGGCCAAACTGGTCTACATCAGCAAGCAAATTAAGTTTGAGTGTTCTTACATCAGCCATTGTTGTCATCCCACTTTTCTATAACTCTTTTGCTAACCGCATCTTTCCATCGGCGTGTCAATTCTGGCTGGATTCTTTTAAGTGTTATGAAAATGCCATAACCCTCATTACCTCTACCCTGTGCAGGTGAGCGATCAGGAAAGCGTCGACCACCATTTTCAAATGGTGCAGGGCCGCCAAACTCTGATCCAAACAAAACCTGACCAGATACCGCGCCGCCACTAAATCGACCCTTACTGCCACCAATGGTTACGTTAGGTATGCGATCCTTGTTGGCTCGAATAGTTGCCGCGACCTTTTGGGCTTGGGCTGGCAATGGGTTGAAGTTATAGCTGCTTTGCATCTCTGTGGCCGACCACTGGCTAATGCTGGTCACGTCATCTTTTAGGGCTTTTTTTGCACCCTCATCCATCTCACGAAATGCCTTGTAAAGCGATTTAAAATCCCGAGAGTCAGGGGTCATCTTGACGGTTACTTTGTCAGCCATGACCATTCCTCTCTTGTATCAGCGTTACTGCTGTTGTTATGTCAGCGAGCGACCAAGTCAAAAGATCGGCCAAAGGGATGCCGGTCGATGTTGCGATCCGCACCAGCGTGTCCCTTAGTTCTCTTTTGGGCTTTCCTCGACCACCTCAAAGGTTTCAAACTCATTGGTAACCCAGGCTTGCTGACTTGGCAACTTGGTATGCCCTTGGGCCTTGGCGGCCTTGTAAAGCATACAAGTGATGACATCTAATGAACCTTGGCTCATCTTGTCAGCAGCCTGGCTGACTGTGTAGCCGAGTTCGCGTTCGATCTCGATCCACAGCCAAGCCGACTCATCGCTCACTATGTAGTTATTGCCCTGTTTTGTTGTAACTGTGTATTGCATAAGGGTTGCCCTGTTCTATTCGTTAAGTGCGAGTTACTGTTCCATCCTCGACTACAAAAGATAGCGAGGTGGTTAGTACGTCAGTGGCCGCGCCACCAACGGTTGGAAATACTGGGAATACGTTGCCAGCAAATGTGTCGCCGTTTACATCGAACGTGAATGCCAACGATGTGTCAGGTGATGAATTGGCTGCATCCCAAAGCGCGCTGATGATTCCAGCTGATGATGTGTCGTCTAGGTATAGTTCGACGTTTAGTGTCGCGAACTTGTCAACGGTCTTGTAAGCGCGACCCGATAGCACTTCAAGTACCTGCTGGTTGTTTTCGCGCTCAAGGGTGACTGTTGATGCCTGGTCAGCGTAACTCACCGAATTGATCGATAAAGTCAACGAGCGACCAGTTATGTATGTTGCTGGCATGACTTGCCTTTCTAGTTGGTTGTGACCATCTCGATGTTGAGTTGGCTTATGAGCATGTCGGCGTTTCCGATCTGCTGGACTGTTGGTTGTGACCATCCACCCAAAAACGAAATGTTATTAGATAGTAAATCAGTAACCGACAAAATCAAGGTTTCCAAGTTTGCCAAAGCCGCTTGGTTGTCGGCTGCGTTGACAATCACTGTAATGTCGAATCTGACATTGCATCGAGCGCCACCAATGGCTGACACCGTGATGTAAGGCGATCCCGGCACAAGCACAATGGCAGGTGGCGTGATGTTTTCATTCGGGTATGAGTAAACTACCCGACCAGCAGCTGCCAGAGTCGTGGCAAGGTTAGCCCGGTATGTGGCGAGATTACCCAAGGTAACCCCTCGTATCCAGGTGCTTGCCTAGTAGGCCAGATACCCGAGTCAGCATTGAGCGACCCAATCGGTATGGCGCTGGAGATTGAAAATCCACACCTTGCTGGCCAAGTGTGCCAGTGCGTGTGATCCAAATGTCGCAAGCGATCGCAAGACAAGCCTCTGAAACTTCTGGGTATCCACTGTCATACAAAGTCGCTTGGCTAGTCAATACTGCTCGGCCAGTTGGGATTATGTTGCGGCGGATTATGTCTGCGTTGGTGATTGCAGCTGTAAAGAATGGCTCGCCTGGGCCAGTGTATGAATCTATTACTGTGCGCGATCCATTGAATGGTGATCCGCATCCTGTGACCGTCAAAGCCTGACCAGCAACAAAAGTGTTTTCGTAGCAATAAAAGGTTGCCACATTGCCTGAAAGTGATACGGACTTAATAGCCACATCATCAAATATTAAATAGGAAAGCAAAATGTTTTCGGCTGCATCCACAACCTCTTGCACAATAGCATCGGCGTAAATGTCACCAATACCAAGTACGGCTTTTAGCTCGCTTAGTGTAATTAGTGCCATTGTTTAATCCTGTCTAGTAAAGGGTGTGTGGGGGACACAGGGCCGCATCCCCCACACTTTTGTTGAACGATCCCTAGGCGATGTTCAAGCGGCGGATGCCGTCTGCTTGCTTCACTGCAATGGCCATGTAGCCATATAGGGAAATGCGAACCTGACCTGTTTCGATCAAGTTGACCTGCAAGCGAGTTGTTGGTGATTCGTAAACGCTCACGCAATCTGGTGCAATGATGAACGCGCTGTCATCGATCCAAGTTGCTGCTGTTACATACGGATCTACATACAAGTTCAAGCCTTGGATATTTCCATCAGCTGCGCCAGGTGTTAGTGCGCCCGGTGCATTTTGTACGTTGTAGGCAGTGTAAAGAGGGCGGTTTGAGCCATCTACTGCGCCCATTAGGCCACCCCATACTGCGGTGTTAGCAACTACGTTGCGAGCCTTTTTCTTTGTTGCCTTGTAGAGAGCTGCTGATTCAGTTCCAACGTAGGAAGTGAAACCAACGGCAGTTGCAGCAACGCCAGTTGATGCTGTGCCTTGTGCTACAAACTGAGCAAGAAGTGCTTCGTCTGTTGCCTTAGCGTAAGCATCGTTCATCTGGGAAAGAAGTAATGAGAGAAATTCAGGACTTGATCGGTCCAGAAGTTCCCAGCTCACGTCATTACGGCCAGCGAACTTGTTTACAGTCACTGTTAGATAATCGGAAGTCATACCTGTTTCGGATGGGCTTTGGTTTTCGTCAGTGTCAGCCACAGTTGGCGCAGTTCCCAATTTAGGAATAGTGAATGACATACCTGAACTAACTAATGATTCGCGGCGTACTGCGTTGATCGCTGGTCGGTCAGAGATTGTGTTTGTCACAAACTCGTTTAGGTGCTGTGGCAAAGTTAGGCCAGTGTTTGTGCTGGTGTCGTCATCCGCAGCACGAACGTACATTTTGGAATCAT